TATTAAACGCAAGGTAGAACATTGATTAAATATAACAATAGCGTAAAATACATATTTAAAAAATATGTGATATAAGTAATTATGTCAAATAAAACGTTAAGCAAATCAAAATCAGAAACGTTGATGTTTGAAAATAAAATAGAGTCCTTGGTTCAGCAAAACTCTAGTATTGTTGAAAACCAAGGACTCATGCGTGATTCAGATATGGACGAGTCTCAATACTATGATACAGATAATTCAAATGCTTATGTATATAATATCGTAGATTATTTACAAACAGATTTAGACGATTATTTAAATCAGCAAGATAATGCGGTATATAAAATGGTATATATCTGTGCTTATAATGTTAATACTAATGGACTATGTCCATTTATTCAATATATGTTATATAAGGAGCCTCATCATAGTTTTTTTGAGGAGACTATGAAGTTCCCCTATTTTGCTTATGTAAAGGATGTGGATATTAAACATAACTGTAGAAAAGTATTGGATAAGATATTTACTGAAAGATATAGCCCAATAAATAACAATAAGGGATACCAGTTTAAAGGATTTATCAATACAAATGATGACATTTACATGTTTTACGATTGTAGTGCGTATTCTATATCCGCGCACGAGTTACCGCGGAATGCTACTATTTGGTTTGCCCTAGTAGATGAAATAGTAAATCATAAACATATTTGTAATTTTCCTATTGACGACACGGTGTCTTCTTTATTTTTACAAAACCCGGAATTCATATTCTTGAATGATATGAATAATAATCATTATGATATTCCTTTAGTCGCATATACTGGGAATTATTTTAATAAAATAGATTTTCAACTTACCTTTGGTCAATCTAAGGCAGCATTAGATGCCTTATTAGGACCTTACTACTATTTCACCGATTATAATAATGCGATTAAACAGGGTGGGTGGACAACTACTGTAAACAACAGTCCTATGAATGTATTAGTGGAGCCTAATAGAATTGGTCAAGACCAAGACCAATGCAAATACGTAAAAGGCGGGATTATTAGATATGCTATTTTCCCGCAATATATGAAGGTGAAATTAAATATGCCTGAGGACCCATGCGATGAATCTGAAATTACGATGAGCGTGATTAATACAGCAGATAGCAACAATTATAATAATTATAAACAGCGTATTAGGCTATCGGATAGAGACGGATTATGGGTAACAGAGTATGATAGTATTTATATTGGACCACTAGAATTAGATAACGGAGAGATGTTCAAAGAAGGACCCATGTGGGTTTTAAAGAATCATGAACAACAGTTTCCTTTAACCAGTCATTTCATTGATAAACGCAGCCTAGGCGACGAGTGGTCAAATATAGGACAGTATTATATTGCTTAGACACTACTTGTCTAGTTAAATGGAGAACTAAAACTAGTGCCATTAAATGTAGAACCACCTAAACTTACTATGTTGTATTTTACTGTAACGTTAGGAGGAACGCTAACATTAATTTCCCAGTCTTGGAGGATGCCAGGACTACCCGACATGGAGGCGCCATTTTGGCTACTAAGATACGCAGCAAAATTAAACGTATTAGTTCCGTTTTGAAGATTATAAAACCAACTAAATTGATATATACTTGATTGTGGTTGGCTAGTTGTAACAAATGCTAGACATATTTTATTAGCTAGATTATTAGGTAATGGTATAGTAGCTACCCCAGTTCCTGTGCTACTAGATGGAATACTACCATGAATTGAATAAAACCCCCCGGCGCCTATAGTAGCAAGACCGGTAGAACTTGTATTAACGTATCCATTATTATTTAGGGTTACATTATTGCTTGTAAGCGAGGTTACGTTAGTAGTAGAAGTAGACATAGTTGCTGTCTGAAGGGTTGAAGCAGCGTCGCTATAAAGTGTTAAATCGTTAGATGACAAATTCGCTGACATATTATAATATTATAATATTATAATATTTATACTACTGGCCCAACACACAATACGCTATACACGATAGGAAAATTAGAGCCACCAGCTACAAAAGTAAATGTATTGTTACCATTATAATTGCCAGTAAGCCCTGTAGCAGATAAAGTTATGGTGTTTCCAATAGATTGGATTGATGAATTTGTACACACAAACCATGAGGCAGTTTGAAATAAACTACCAGGTGAACCTGTATTTAATCCTCCAGCAGCATTTATAAAACACATTGTGTTTGGAGGCAAATTTATTGTAATATATGTACCATAAGAAGCAGTTATTCCTCCAAAAGATGAACAAAAACTACCATACCCATATGCGCTGGTGTTGTAGTTATTTGTTACACACCCGGTTGCTCCAGCAACACTTAACAAAATTCCGCCAAAAGAGTTTGTACTATTCATACTAACAACATTATTTACATTTAAATTTACACAACTCATATTACCTGACATATTAAAACCTATATTGTTATTGTTAACAGTTAATCCAGTGGAATTAGATAATGTTGACGACATATAATATATTATAATATATTATATTATAATGGCGACGTTTATGTATTAAACCCTTGTGCAAAAGATGAGGTGTTTGTGTTATATGCTGGTCCGCCTAAACATATCATGCTAAATACTAAAGCATACGCAGGCGTTCCCTGTGGAATAGTAAGCTTAATAGAAGAATAATCAGAAGAAACAGTATATACAATCCCATATTGTCTTCCATCTATGAAGCCAACTAAAGTTAATGGAATAGCCGCACTATATATGCCGCTAGAGGTAAAGTTAACATTATATATTAACAATGAGGTTTCTTGTTCATATCCGGGGTTGTTTACACCACCCATAGTAGCTGTTAGTAAACTTATTTGATTGTATGGTATTGGAATAGTTACATAAGTTATTGCTGTGGTTGAACCTACTTGACCTCCATATGTCGACGAAAAACTACCATCTGTCGTTATTGTGGCGACAGCATTAGTGCCTAATGTATTATATATTAATGTTCCTGCGTTACTATCTATAACAGCAATTTTTTGGGCGGAATTATTATATACAGTTAATCCAGTACAGGTAACCGCACCAGTGTTGGTAGTTATTGTTGCTGTGTTAGAACTACCATTGTTTATAATTAACCCATTTGTGCCAGACATTTGTGCATACGCCATGTTATATATAAAATTGAATATTTAATTTTCAATATAAATTATTAGCAAACACTTAGAAATCATGACACACACAATTGGACAAATTGAGAGAGAATTGCTGCCAAAGATTCTGGAGCATGTGAATACGAATAGCCCAGCTGGCCAAATAATAAAGGATATGTTCCATACTCGGTTCGGTAAAACTATTACCCAATTACGTATGACTGGCAGTACAGGGAAAGCAACTGCCGGCAGGAAAGCCCACCACGATTTTGAGCTGCTAACTGACGACGGTGAATGGAGAAAGGTAGAATTCAAGGGCAGTTCTAAATATACTCCGATAGACCCTGCTAAACAACCATGGACTACCGGCGTCCAATTCTACAATGGACCAGGTAGTCAATTTACTATCGCCAGCAAATATGCTAAAGAATGGCATAATACCCTCCCGCAAATCAAAGAAAAATATCAGCTATTGTTACCAATTCCTGAATACGATGAATGGACGGCCGATGCTTTCAGGCAAGCCGATCCGAAGACCCCATTTGTCATTGAAATGAAAGAAAAATGTAGTAGCCAAGGTCGCAGCAGTTTAGGTCAGCATCGTACAGAATTCGTCCAACAATTTATTACGACAATTACCCCGCTAGACGTGGACACTCTAACAACCGAGGTATATAATATGGCGAATAAAGTGCTTAAAGAAAAGGAGTACTGGCTACAAATTCACGGTGACCTTGACGGGCAGTTTGATGTACGATGGAGCCCTCAGTGTGAATTTAGTAAAATTGTAAATGTATTGTTTGTAGGGAAAAAGGATTTAGTCATGAAGTTTGAATGCGCCGACAATTTTAATTTTAGTGCGATTTTACGCTGGGGGAAACGAATTGGAATGACTAATCTTCGGTTAGATTTGAAATAGAGTATAATACAAGTAATATTATATTAGTTACTTATAATATGTCAGGTGAATGGAAAACATTTGCAATTATTACCATTTCTATTATTTTAATGTATAGTTCAATAAGTATATTAGATTTTTATGGTGTAAGTATTAATCAATATGGGTCGTACTTAGCGTTTTACGGTTTTTTAACGGCCTGTGTTTTGTTTATGCCTACCACTATATTGATAAATGAACCTAAATCTAGCGTTGGTTTAACACCATCAGTACTACCATCAGTACAGTTCCCTGAATTGCTCCTTCCTAATAAAACATCAATGTAATTTTATTATACTAACTGAATAGACCCTTCTATATTCATGTCATATATCAATTTATTCAATATGGACAATTCCATCTTATCTTTCAAATTGTCTATAATTTCACTATTCATAGGTTCGCGGTTGTGTAAATCTTTGAATATTTTCTTAAATTCCGTTATCATTTTAATGTTGAGTTCAGTCATTTTCTTCTGCCTACTATCTTTTATTATTTGGATTCTTACTGATTCTTGAAACGCATTATCTTTATTCTCGTCAGACAACCACTGATTTTTATATGTTTCAGTAGACACCAATACATCGCATATTTCCGGTTTAGCTATTTTTAAATATTCGTTAGATTCCTTAAATGCTGATTTGAATGACAATATCATGTCGTCTGGAATGTTTGGACTAGTTTCCATTAATCGGTCAAACTCATCCTTACACATTTTTATCATCTGTATAACTGGAAGTCTCTCGTTAGGGTGTTTAGCTACCTCTATTTTAACATTTCGGTAAAATTTGTCCCAGGCTATACTGCTTACACGGTGTGCCTCATTTAATTGAGTAATTTTTAAAAACTGTTGAATAGTTGTTATAATACCTGCTAACAAATTAAACCCTCCTACTAACATAGAAAAATAGCCTTGATATGCTATTGGAACACGTTCCTGAGCAAAATTCGCAGTCCCTGTTAGAGTTGATATAATAATAACTGGAATAGTATACATTGCGTTTAAATAAGCATATTTAGAATGTGCTTTAGCATGCAACCAACGATAACACATTGCTTTATCAGCCCATTCTATAAGAATACTTTCGTGGTCTTTTGTCCAATTTATGTGAACTGATGATAATGGTGTCAATACGTTATCATTTTTCTCAGCATCATCCGCGCCATCAACAATACTATTTACAATAGTGTTCATTAATTTACAAATATAATAAAATAAACGCAAAAAAATACACTAAAAAAGAGAGAATAATTTTATTGTTGAAAAATATTATAAACGCGTATTGTATTATGAATACTGATTTGCGTGTTAATAATTTAAAAACGGAATTTATAAAATTGACGAATGTACGTGAGAATATTATTGTAATATTTGATAACTTGGATAGTAAAATTGCTAAACTCAAAGATTTTTACGCGGAGTTTATACAACATAATAAACACTCACTATACATATTTGGATTAGATTCCTTTCGGTTTCAGGCTAAAATGCTGGATATGGAACATGATGATATGAAGCGGTTGTTTGCGGCGATTAATAACAGGATTTATTGCGAATATTATAAATTATGTAAAATAATTGTTGAATATATTATTAGCAATTTTAATGATGTTACTGACGCAGATTCAGTTAAATTATTAGAATCGGTAAAATCATGTAACAATTATCCTATATATAAGGACTTGGAACCATATAAGGAATACGATTTTTCTATAGTGCAGAGCATTCATGAGAATATCATTATATTATTTTGCTCAATCAACAGATATGTTGTTAATAAAGAAAATGAACTGAACAGTTATAAAATTAAAAACGAGTTTGGATTTAATATTGATAATTTTGTTCATACTTTATATCACAATATTGTTGTTATGAGAGAAAAATTGGCGTTATTTATGACCTATAATGAGTTTTTTCATACTTTACATACTAAATATTTAAATCGGTTTTTTGATAGAATGCGTTTAATGTATAATCAAATAACGGTAGATGTGAAGTTTGACGAAGCTATTAATAAAACCCAGACTGCTGGACCGAATTATACTAATATTAATTTAACTAGTTATACTGCTGTTGCCGAGTCAATTGAATTAAATATACAAGAAAATATAGTTATAGATAATACGTTTGATTTAAAGGTTAATTTGATTGAATTACAACATAATGCGGAATCCTTTCCGCTAGTTGTGTCTACTCCAATAATAGAGCCCCCGGCAATAACCTCAACTATTTTAACTGATACAACAAATATAGAGCATCCTGTGGAACATGTGTTAACTAGTATTGATTCAGTAGTAGAACCAACACCACCAATTGAAGAATCAGTAGAACCAACACCAACAATTGAAGAACCAGTAGAACCAACACCAACAATTGAAGAATCTGTAGAACCAACACCGCCAATTGAAGAATCTGTAGAACCAACACCGCCAATTGAAGAACCAGTAGTAGAAGACTCTACTACCTCGCTTTAAGCCATTTTTATAATATATATTTAAAATTGAACTAAAGTTAATGTGATATATTAGATTATATTACATTATAATGGAAAGACGTTTAAACAAAAAGATTGAAGGGTATGTTAGCGCATTCAAAAACCATATAAAGGAAAAAGCAGACAATTTAGGCATGACAAATGATGACAGCGTAAATCATCTGTTACAATTTATTTATGATTATGATAGACTAACCCTAAATAAAGAAGATTTCTTGAAAAGAAAACGTGTTAAAAATATTGTGCCTTTTTGCGACCGTTGCTCTGCCAAACGAGCAACCGGAGAACAGTGTACTCGCCGTAAAAAGGATGATGAAAGCGAATATTGTGGAACTCATATGAAAGGAACCCCTCATGGCATTGTAGAACTACAAACTGAAACAAAACTAAATACGCAGAAGATTGAAGTATGGGCGCAAGATATTCAGGGCATCGTGTATTATATTGATAAGTTTGCAAACGTATATCAAGTAGAGGATATTATGTTTAATAAAGTGAACCCTAAAATCATCGCAAAATATGTGCTAGAGAATGGACAGTACTCTATCCCTGCATTTGGACTCTAATATATTATGTATGCCTTATATACCCCACCGTATTCTGCGTTCACCCATACAGTGTCTAAAGTGTATTTATCATTTTTTAATTTACATTCTTCTATTGTATTTATTTGGTTCACAACATGTTCTACAGTTGAATCAAATTTAACAAGTTTGCCGTGTAATATTGTGTCGCTATTGTTACCTAGTACTAATATGTCATTTTCATTGTCATAACTTTGCACTAATATATACCCCTCAATAACCTCAAACTTCGCATGTATTTTTTTAAGTAATGCCAGGTTAGTCAAATGTTTATAGAAAAAAAATAATGTCATTATATAATACGTGATAAATTAATATACTTACTTTACATTGTCATCATATGCCCAACTATTTGCCTAATAAGGCCTGGCGGAACTGCGTTCCCTATCTGAATAATTTGCTGTTTGTCATTCCCAGCTATTTGGTAATCCGCGGGGAATCCTTGTATCTGTTTTAATTCGTCTGGTAACAGGCACCGCAAATAATAGCCGTTTTTATTTCTCAATGGCACTAATAATCGCGGTTGATGACTGTATGTACAAATAATAGTTTTGCTCGGTTTCCTAATGTCCACGATTTCACTATGAATCGGGGAATCACGCTTGCTAAATGATAACATATTAGACCATTTTTTTCCTAAGTATACCTCGTCCCTTGTTTTCGCTTTTAATCTTAGGTACGGATGTACCGCATTTTCGCCTTCATCATTTGTCATATCTGTTAAAATACATGCCGGAGGAATACTCAACATATCAAAATCCTCCGGTTCTATTTTAATGGCGCCCTTCATATTAAAAGTCACTATGTTTTGGAGGCCTACCTGTTTGCTTTGTTCTGGAGGAAATGTGATTTCTTCAGTTGCGCCTAGAATACCTATAATAATAAGCCGTTCGCGCTTCTGTGGAATGCCATATTTTTCGGTTTTACATACCTTATATCCGACCTTATATCCAATTTTCTCAAACTCTTTCACAATGACATCAATATAGAGGTGTCCTTGAGCATCTTTTCTATTTAAAAGTCCTTTGACATTTTCTCCAATAATATATTTGGGTTTAATAATGCTCGCTGAGCGCAAGAATTCACGGAAAAGCGTGTTTCTGACATCATTTATGTCCTTCTTACCTGCGTTTGAAAACCCTTGACAAGGAAATCCTGCGAATATAACGTCTACGTTACCGCTATATTTAGCAAATTCGGCATCTGGAATTTGCGATATATTGCTATTATAATCTTTTCCTAATAAATCGCAGTGTTTGAAATTCAAATCATGCGTTTCTCTAAATACCTTTTCTTTCTCGGAATAGGCCACTAATGATAATCCTGCCTGTACTAAGCCTAATGAGTCGCCCCCCATTCCTGAAAATAGACTAATTGCGTTCATCCTTGTTATTCTATGTTAGGTTCTATTTATATAAGAATTAAAATTCAATTTTATTAATTTTATTATATATTTTTAATATATAATGGACATAAAAAAGTTGTGCACTCCTGCTTTAGTATATTTCGTTATTTCTATCATAACTCTATTTTTTGCCATTTTGAAAAACTTCCAATTGTCTTCGCTTATAATTAAGTTGCTTTTCGTCGGGGCATGGACATGGTTTTTGAACTTTTTGTGTAATAAAGGATATAAAGCAATTTCTTGGTTCTTGGTGTTATTGCCATTTTTAATGATGTTGGGTATATTTGCGATGATTTTGGAAATTGCTGGGAATGCATATCCTTCTATGCGCTAAATAATTGAATAGATTGAATAGATATATTATAATAAATATATCTATCTACAGAATGAATAGTACAACGGCTTATAGTACAGTAAATTCCTCTGATAATAAGGACATATGTGACAATTGTGACAAACATATCACATTTGATAATTACTTTATTCTAACTAAAAATGCGAATAAACTTTATTGGTGTCAATCATGTTTTGTGCGTTATTGGAAACAGATGAAGGTAAATTTATGGAAATGTGAAACATAATTCATTCGTCCTCATTTCAAACCATATAATTCTATATAACATTCAGTGTAATCATGGGCACATGTTATGCTATATTCATTGTCGTCGCACTCTATAATAAAATTTATGACGTCAATAATAGGCATGTCAAACTGTTTGGCAGTTTTTTTAATTCCATATTTATTATAAAAATGATATATTTGTTCTAATCTATAATGATATGAGTTCCATATTAATTTTTTAATAGTGTCTTCTAGTTCTTTATTTTTTGCTTCAAGCTCTTTTATAGTTTGCTCTAATGTATCCATTATATCCATTATATTCATTATAATACATGTATTTATTACATTTAGTCTATAATATGATTAACCTTTATCGTACCGTTGTTGCGATGCAACAGCACATGTGTCCTGCCTTTGGCAACTACTATAAAGTCATATATTTATTTGTTTTCTGACCACTAGCTGTTTCAATGAAACAAGAAAACAAACTCTGTAATACCACGGAAATTCATAGAATTTCCTTGGTATTATAAAGATTAACTGTTAAATATCAATTTATCTACCGTAGTACGTACACAAAATATATGATGTATTATAATGCCTAAAATAAATAAGACAAGTAACGTTCGTAGAAACGATAATTTGAATAAATATGATATAATATAAGCACCAATTACCATTTCAATTACATCTACTATTGCTATATTAAAAATTCGGTAAGAATGGATGCCTTTGCCGGGTACTCCAAATAAAGCCTTATATTTACACAATAACATTATACATGTATATGTATATTTTTTATTTACATATAATAGATGGCAAATAATTCTAATAGAGGTTCTAGATTTAATTTTGGCCAACATAATGATGTGCTTCCTGACGATATTGGATTACCACGCTGGGGAGCATACGCTGGCGAACTTGATGACAGTAATTCTAGTCAACAATCTAATCCTAGAGGTAGCATTAGAATTAGCGCTAGAGGTAAAAATACGCCAAGGAATAGACCGTCATTATTAGATGTATTAAGTAATAGACTTAGTTCTGTGTCTAGTGGAGAATCTAACTCTCAATTAAACTTTGCCTACGCAAGAAGACATACAACTCCCAAGTCTTCAAGAAGAAGTGCGTCAAGAAATAGTAATTCAAATAAATCCTCCGATTCTGGACAAGAAGAAGCTATTGGACTGTTTAGTTTGTTAAATGGTCCTATTAATAAATCTAATTCCCCTTCTAATTCCCCTTCTAATACCCCTTTTAATTCTCCTTCTAATTCCCTTTCTAACCCTCCTCCTTATTCCTCTTCTAATTCTCCACCCCCTCCTTATTCATCTTCTAATTCAACTGGAAATAAATTAAAAAGTAGCGCATCTAACAAGAGTGTCTCTAAAAGAAGCTCATCTAAAGGGAATTCATCTAAAACATCACCCCTTTCTATAGAAGCTTCAGTAAAATCAGCAAGAGAAACCATAACACAAAAGGCTGACACTGCCTCACCTAGAAAAACAGAGGGTCCAATTAAAACAATAAGTCCGCCTAGGTATGAGTCTGTTGCAAGGTCTGCTCCAAACAATGTATTGCTAGGATTAGGTCTAGCTTCAATGAATGAGCATCAACCCTCAACAATAGAACCGGCACTACCTCAAGCACTACCTCAAGCACATACACTAATACGAGCATCTGAACCTATGCCGTCTATTATTACAGTATTAATATATGCGCACGGAGGTGACATGCCTGACCAGCCATTTGAGGACCCAAGTGTTAGAATAATAAGCTTTGCCGGTAGGTCAGGGTCTAATTATTTTGGAGATAATCGCATATTTGATACAGTTAAGAATATATTTAATACACAACATAAAGCTTATGATGCTAACATACCATTTAAAGGTAAAAAGAAATTTTTAGAACAGTTATATGGAGATAATCCTAGAGCAAATAAATGTGAAGTTATGCCAAATTTTTCATTTGATGGAGATAGTGCTACTCCACAAAGTAGTTATGATTTTTTGAACAATCGCATAACTAGGGGGTCGCATGTGGATAACTATAGAGCAACAGTTGTTCGTAGAAATATTACTAATAGTATTGGCGCTAAATATGCGCATGCTGATTCAGTAGAAAACCTTAGTCATAGATTACATACGCCAGTAATAGATAAAAACTATTCGTTTATTGATTTGGCAGAGCCATCGTTACCGAGTAAATTCAAATTTGGAATATATGTAATGGATATATGTAATTATGACAGAAATGCTCCTGGAAATGTGAATATTAAAGTGGATGATAATTTAGCTATTAGCAAAAAAGCATATAATTCGCAATTTTTAGACGAAATTAATGAAAATGATAAATCGTTTAATTTATCACAACTAGTAGAACACCTACATTCGCTAGGATTTCAAATTATTAATCTGATTGACTTAGGATGTAGAGGATGTAGGACGATGACGCAAACTAAAAGAGATGAATTGACTGCTAGGGAAAACATGTTATCTGAGAGAATAGATAGGGCATATGGTAGAAAAAGCCGGCGGCGTGGAAAGAGACCGAAAGGAAAGCATAGCAGGAAAAGCCGGGTTCGTGCATAATTAGTAAAGGAACCAAGGTTCTTCACTTTAGGTAAGTCTCTTCCTGAACAAAGCGTGTTTTATGCATAATTAGTAATCAAAGATGGGGGTTCACGGGGGGAACCCCCGTAAAAAATTGAAAAGGGAATGTAGGGGAAGGAGGTAGGTAAAGAAGTGAAAGATGTTAAGTGAGATAAGCACAGAGGAATTAAGGAGGGAGTTAAAGAGGAGGGAGTTGGATAAGGGGG